CTGCTGGAGAGTCTGAGTTACCCAAAGCTGTATCATTGTTAACCAATGATGGGACTGCTGTTACTGTGCTTGCAGTATTTGCAACATAGTAAGAGTCCATTTGTCCCCATGAGAATGTAAGGTTCTCAAGAGTTGCTTCTGTAAGTTCGGTCTTTAGCAAAACCTTGAGAGTTTGCTTAAAGATACGAGCTGCGTCCAAAAGTTGATCAACCATAATCTCACCATATGCTGGTTCGTATGAAATCTCAAGTCCTGTGTTTGTAAATCCTACTTCACGGTATCCGCCGTTTGATGCTCCTGCTGATGCAAGAAGACCTTGACGAGCTGGTGTACCTGCTGGGAACAAAGTACCTAGGGTTGTAGCATCGGTTGCTGGACGACCAAAAGTATTAGTGTTGTTTCCAACGCTAGTAAAAAGTGCTGCTGCACCTACGATTACATTTTTAGTGTTTAGAGCCATTTATTTATTTCACCACCTTATTTATTTTAAATTTAAAACAAAAAAGACGACAACTTGCTTCCTCATAGAAAATCATAGCATTTGTTTGAAATAATTCAAACTTTAGATATATCTGCCAGTATTGGAGTTTGTACCCTCATCTACCGAACGGGTATAGGTATACATGAATGAGAAGTCACCACTCATGAACCCGCCTTCGTCCTGGAATGGCTGGATAGGGTTGGCTGCCTCTAGTCTGCAATATAGGAACTTAAATGGGCTATTTGCTGTATGAGCTACATCATTAATATCAGCAGCCGAATATTCGTAGCGTCTGACAAAGTCCGTCAAGAAGTTTGATATAGTCAAGATCTGAGCATTGCTTCTTGAAATGATTTGAAGAACCATGGTCTCTTGTGAAAGCCACCATTGAACCCCGTAATTCTTCTGAATAATGTCATAGGTAATATAAGTTTTTCCTGGAAGCAAGTTGTTAAATTCTGGTACTTGCTGTGATGGAATAATAGGGCAAAGAGCGGTTGTAAGGCCATTAGAACCTTGTGGTACATAATCACTGGCATGAAGTATGCCATAGCTTTGTAGCTGTGCCCAAATAGCATTTCTAACATCTGTGGCTGCCACTCTTGAATAATCTACCGTCATCTTATTACACTCCCTGTATCTACTGCATCAGCAATTAATGTAACTGCTTTTTGTACTCCCGCCGCTCCAGATTTACCTGTGCTTAAAACCTTTGCAACATCATTAGCTATTCTCTCATATACCCCAGATGAATCCATAATTACGTTACCATTTTTAGTATACCACTCAAGCAAATACTCAGCAAAAGCATTTTTTGTTTGGATCCCGCCAGGATTTAAAATATTAATCTGTGTTCCTGGTGCTATAAAAGCAATACCGTTTCCAGAGGTCATGGCTAAAACTCTTTTTGCTTGAAAAGATACTGGAGTTCCAGATTCCATAACTTGTGCTTTATTTGCAAAAATATTTCTTGTAGTTACTACTTTTCCTGTTTTGCCTGGTTGCAACAACAATGGATTGATTGGGACTGGCATTCTTGATTGCAAAAAATTAGTTGTTATTAAAAGGCTTCCATCAAGTACAGATACTCTTTCTAAAACAAATAATCTTCCAGTTTTATTTCCTATTTGACCCCACTCATATACATGGTGCATTTTTTTAGGATTTGCTCTGGCATAGTTATCAACATCAACCATAAATCTTTCACCTGTGATTGAAAACACAGTTCTAGATATTTGTTCTAGTGCTTTAGGTTGTAGTAATTGATCAAGTCCTGCGACTACCTCATCTAATCCCTGAACAAGTTGTTTTGTATCAATCTCAAGCTTCAGAGTCATCTTGTAGCTCAGTTCTTAGAAGTACTGACACATAATAAGAGACTGATCCAAAAGGATCAACTACTGCGTGTGATGACATTACTTCAAAAATTGTATCTGGTGCTCCAGTTCTGTCAATTTCAACAAATACTGATTTGCCTTTGTTTGTTCTAATATTTTGAATACGCCAACGCTTACTTAGAAGAGATGTTCCGTACATCTTAAGCTGAAACTTTTCGTTATAAATTTCATCGCCTGATGTTCCAAAAGTTTTGTTATCTGTTCTTGTAGAAGCACCACGTGCTTTAACAGGTTCAATACGGCATTGAATAGTTTGTGAATATACCCATTGGCGGGTAATTTCACCTGTATTGGCATCCTGTGTATTTTCTTGAATATAAACATCTGCGTTCATATTCATGATAGATCCTGCAAATGATACTAGGTTATTTAACATTAGATAATTACAATATTTGCCTTGCGGTATTGATCTAGGATGTTATCTACCATAACATTACCTGTACCATTAAATGCCCCGCCTGCCATCTTGAATGAAATTTCACTCAAGTTAACTTGTGACAAATACTTGTTCCTCCAGTTGTAGTCATTTGACATAATATCCTGTTGCAAAAGCATTGAAGCAAGCTTAATATCTTCTGGAACATAGTTGTAACCAATTTCTCCAACAAAACGATATAGATAAGTATCTCTGAAACGTCCAGATTCATAAATGGTTGGATCCATTTCATTGTTCCAACCGTCTGGCCAAGCTGGATACCAGATACGAAGCTGATAACCAGTAGGGCTAATCTCTGTGTTGTACCCAAATGTATTATAGACTGGGCTGGTTGTTCCATCAAATACTAGAATTTGATTTTCCCAAATCTGATCCAAAGAGAGCATCTTCTCTGTTAGCTGAATTGTATTTGCACCAATTCCGTAAATTTCTTGAAAACCATAATATTTATAAAACTTAATTCCTGTGTAACCTTCAATAATAGTTCTAGCCATCTTTTCGGTTTTAATAATTGTGTTTGGATCAAGATAGTTTGCTGCCCCTACTGTTCCACTATAACCTAGAAAATCCATGGTTTCTGGGATTGAAGCATATGGGGTTTCAATACTATAGTAATCAGTTGTCTTTACTGATACCCCGTTTTGTGTGTAAGACCAAACTACTTCAAGAACCATATTTACACTTGTTAAGTTTGGCGTAAGTTGATATGAATAAACTCCAGTTGCGGGTTCATCGTAAGCATTTAAATTTGTATAAAGGGGTGTTTGACTAATCATTCCGCCAGGATTATAGACATCGCTATCTGCGTTATATATTGAAAGGGTTGGCAAAGAATCTGCCTGTGATAATACACCGTTACTATATACCTCTAAGTAGATCTTTTCCTGGCTGTTTGTGTTGATTGTTTGCAATCAGAACACCCCCTATTTAATTTTTAAGCGTAGTACTCTTGAGCCTCACGAGGAGTCGCAAGACGGAAACCCTGTTCTGTATCAAAAATCTTTTGAGCGTCTGCTTCTGACATAGCCAAAAATGGATGCTCTTGTGTAAACTGAAAAACACCAACCTGATATGAATGGTTATTTCTTTCCATCTTTACAAGGACTTGGTTTGTTGTCTTTGACATAATTTTCTTTTCTCTCTTTTGCTTTTCAAACTCTGGTACTTCAATATCTTGCTTTTCAGCATTATCAAACTTAGCATACATCTGATAGCTGATGCCCTCTTCTTCAAGAGCTGCAATGATTTCTTGTTTTGTCTTTAATCCTTCTGTATCAATAGCAAAGGAATCTGCGACTTTTCTTAGTTCTGTAATTTTTAGATCTGTAAATGACATTTGACTTCCTCTCGTCATTGTTTATTATAGCATTAAATGGCTAAGGGAGCTACCGAAGTAACTCCCCCGCCTTGCAACTAATTTAAAATTAGTATGTCTCGCCGTTCAATCCACCTGTAACGTTTGAACCATTGTATGCTGATCCAAATGATGGGGTAGACATTACTGAGCCTGCTACTGCAATGTTCTTAACGATAACGTGTGCATCGTAGTTTTCCATTACGCAACCAACACGAATGAATAGTGTGTATTCAATTGTGTCCTTCTTTGGTTGGAACAAACGATAAACGGTTACGTCACGCTTGATACCAATAATGAAGTTTTGCGGGAATGTCAAGTGAACATCACCTGTGTTAGCTGATCCATTGTAAGTCTGGGTTTCGCTGATCAACGGAACGTTGATAACAGGAATTCCAAACGCAAAAGGAGTTACCGAACCTGGACCACCATCGTTAGCAGCGACATCACCACGGATGATACCTGAAGCGATATCAAATGGGTTGCCGTTACCAGCGTTAGCTGTTAGGTTGAATAGGTAATCTTGAACCAAGTTAGATCCTGTGAAGAAGCGAAGTTGGTTTCTGCGTTGCTTGTACTTACGTGGAAGGGTCTTGATAGCTTGGTTGAATACGGTCTTGTCAAGTCCATAACCAGCAGCGTCAACAACGTGTGCGTTGTTAAGTGCCAATGTACGGAAGCCTGCGAATGCTGACATCAAACCTGAACCAGTTCCAGTACCGTTAATAAGGGTATCCTCAATATCGTTACCAGCCTGGGTAGCCATAAGACGTGCAATGTGATCCTCTAGATCTGGACCTTCAATATTGTCTTCAAGAGACTCTGCTGAAAGTTCCCAGTCAAGACGGAGCTTGCGTGTTGTAAGAGATACCTTGTTAAATGTAGCATTTTGTGCAGAGAAAGTAGTAGTATTAGCGTTTGTATAGCTATCACCACTTGCCACGAAGTTACGTGGGTTATCTTCCTGTGCGACGGTCATGATACGTTGTCCAACAGCAACACGATCAATCTCGGTTGTGTTTGAACGCATACGGATTGTACGGGCTGTCTTAGCCAAGATTGTTGCATCCCACATGTAATCCAAGAAGCGGTTAGCTTGATCTGGATATAGGAGACCGTTACCTGAAAGGGTAGCAGAGTCTGTAGATGCATTGACTGCTGAAGAACCGAGGTCCGTAGTATCAATTACTTTTTGTAGAAGTTCATTACTCATTTTTATTTCACCACCTTATTTTTTCTATATTTTTTATATGCTAGAAGCACTGAGGAAAGCACCTTGCCATATACTTTGTTTTGGTTTTGTTTGACCCATTGGAGCTTCTACCCCAATGGACTTCTGAACTGCAGTAGCAGATTCAAAATTCTTGAGTTGATGATCAACATACTCAATCTTTCCGAACATATCTGTTACTGACTTACTCAAGGTTTCGTACTTTGTAGCGAGATCTTCGTTTGCCTTCTGAATATCCTCATAAGCCTTAGACAAGCGAGCCATTTCAGCTCTGGTCTCGTTAACAATGTTATACATGTCTGCTACTGTTGCTGCATGTGTTGCATAATTAGTATTAGACTTTTCAAGTGACTCACCAAAGAAGGCCTTAAGGTCTGAAACCATCTTCTCAAAATCAAGTGTATCTTCAACCTCAGAAATTTCTGCAGCCTTTTCAACTGTAGTATCTGAAGTTTCTGAAACAGATGAAACTTCTTCGGCAGGAGTCTCAACATCAATTGACTTCTCAATTGTTGCATCTGTATTTTCTGTCATTTTGTTACCTCCTTCGTTGAGCGAAATCTCTTCACTCTTTTTAAGTCCGTCTTCAAACGTGACTTTTTTCTTGCTATTTTGATCAGGATAAAGATTAATGGTAGCGTTGCTATCAATGACATTACCTGCCAAACCTGGTGCAGCTGTTTCGCCAGCTTCGTGTGCGGATGTTGGTGCATCATCTTTCTTAAAATAAGAATCAATTACTTTTTCAATTGCTTCAAACTTCTCTGAATCCTTTTGTTCAACCCATCCAATGTTTGTCATAGGTGCATCGCAAACAACGCAATCCTTTGACATTGCTTCTGATGTTGAAGCAACTTCATCTTGCTTACACCAGAAAACATTCTCTAGGGTAATGTCTGCAATCATTCCTTTTACAAATGTGCTTCCATCTACATTCTTTTCAATAGAAAAAAAGTTTGCAAGCTGATTTGCTGGTGAATCTACTAGTGAAAGTTCATGAAGATCGTAGTCATGAATAACACGACGTGTTTCGTTCTCCCCGTCAACTTTCTCCATCTTTGCATCATTGATGTTGCCACCAATAGAAAATCCAGAA